CTCCTCGAATCTTTGTTTTCCTACAAAAGTAGCATAAAATCCGCTCAATGCTGGAAGAAATACTGCGTAGTCCTTTTGTTCTTTTGTAAGATCTGTATTCATACTATTTGCTCTGTGCTGGCAATATGTAATTGTAAGTTGCCATTCCACTATCGACAGCAATTTGCATTGCTCCTTGGTCACTGAGCGACATTGTTATTGTGCCATCAAGATTAAGTATGGCTTGTACCTGTGCTACCGGATAAGCCCAAGTGTGTTTTAAATCTCCTTCAATAGCATTCTGGAAAACAAATTTACCTGCGTGTGTATTAGCATCACCAAAGTAAAACATTAAGTCTTTGTCTTCTACCTTAACAGTAAAAACAGTTTCTTCTGTGTGTGCCGCACTTTGTAACTTCATTCTAGTAATAGATGCTAAAGACGGAGTAAAGTTAACGTCCCAAGACGCACCTTTGAACTTAACACTTTTTAGTTTTTCATTTATAATTTCAGAAACCATAAATCTAAAATCATTTTGGAAGTCACCTGCTTCATTTTCAAAATGGATACCTGTAGGAACTTCGACACCATTTCTTTGTGCCTTTGTGATTGTAAGTTTACTATTCTTTTGATACTCTGGATTTTTCAAATGTAATGCCAACTTATCCATATTGGGCATACCGAAAACGTTAGCACCAAACTCTTCAACTTTGTCTTTAGTATTGGCAGTGAGAATCACACTTCTGTCTTCAGCCATTGATTCTATTGTTGTTGATGTATCGTCACCTGTTACCTTAACCAAGTTAAGGAATCCAAGGGCATGTGTTTTTGCGACTACATCTTGTAAAATATCTTTCATATTGCTTCTCCTATTTTATAGTATACGATATTTGTCATTATTTGTCAACAGTTTTTTACTCTTTTTCTTAGATCACTACTGCTAAAACGGTGATCTCTTGTATTGAAGTATAGTTGTATACCTCTTTTCTCACAGATATCTTTACCTGTAAATTCTTTTTCTATGTATTCTTCGCCCAAAATTCTTACGTCAATATCATACATTTCCAAAATATCTTCTAAATCTTTTTCTGTTTGATAAGGGATTATTTCATCTACATACTTACAGGCATGTAGCTGACTGTATCTTTCTACTAGTGTTTGTACTGGGGGATTTTTTTCTTTCCTATCTAAACTAGGATCAACTTGTAGACCACAAATTAAAAAGTCGCATTGTTGTTTTGCCTCTCTCAACATGATAACATGGCCTGCGTGTAGTAGATCAAATGTAGAACAAGTAAAGCCTATTTTCATTTAATGCCTCTTTCTTTTAAAAAGCCTTCTACTGTGTGTTTGTGTTTAAAACCTAAATCTCTAAGTTGTTTTGTATTTGCCTGTGTGATTTTTCTTTCACCAACAGTATTTAGTTTTACGGGTAGATCTGGTCTTATGTCTTGGATACTTACACTTACTCCAGTACCAACGTCTAAGGATCCTACAGTCTTACTGTTCATTATAATTTCTATAGCTTCACATAAATCTTCGATATGTATGAAGTCTCTTTTGTGTGCCGTTACATATTCTAATTTATTGTTTAACAGTTTATCAAAAAACATATTGGCTCTTGGCACTGGACCATATACTGTATGGAATCTCATAAAGCAACAATTATTGTGTGGAATGTATTCTATAACATTTTTGCTTGCCGCATATGGATTTAAATGAGGCTCATATTGTGAACTAGAACCAGCAACACATATTCTAGCATTAGGATAATAATTAAGTAATCTTTTAGTGCCTTCTACATTATTGTTCCAATATTTTTGTGGGTCAGCTAGGCTTTCTCTAACACCTCCTATGCCTGCCAAATGTATAACCATCTCTACAACACTAGGGTGTGGTAAATCGCAAGTTAATATGTCATCACCACTTTTTATATCTAATCCCATTAGATCATGTTTAGTAGATAGCTTTTTCCATAACTCGGTGCCTATGAATCCTTCATGTCCTGTTATCAGAATGTTCATCTATTGTCCTTTCGTTTGAGTCTACTACTTCTTTAAGTACAGTAAACGGTTTATTGTAAGTTGAAAAAGTATGTAAGAGTGCTTTGGTATCCTTAGGAAAACAAGCACCACCAAATCCTCTACTACCATCTGGACCAGGAACCTTCATGTGACTATTAGTGATTCTATTATCCATTCCTACCAGACCAGCAACATGTTCGTAATTTATATTTGTTGCTTTACAAAAATCATATACTTGATTAAAAAAGGCTACCTTAGTAGCTAAAAAACTATTACGCAAATACTTTGCCATTATAAGTTCTTCTATTGTACCATATGTTGGTTTAAATCCTTTTACTAAAATAAAAATGTCATACCAAAAGTCAGTGTCGTAACCTCCAAACAACATATCTTTTTGATTTTTAAAATCCTCATTAGCATTTGCGGCTGTAAGAAATTCAGGACTAAAAGTAATTCTTTTGTTCCAATTCTTCATTTCCTCATAACCTTCTAAACTAATTGTGCTTTTAATTAAAATTGGTTTATCATCAGGACACTCTTTAACAACCTCCCAAACAATACTCATATCACAAGCATTTAATTTGGGTGAACTAGGAGTAGGAACGCAAACAATATAACCGTCTGAATCATCAGTTATTGTATTTTTATTATATTGAGGATCTACTACTTTTACATCGTAATGTTCTTGTAGTAGGTTATGTACTGCTTTACCTACAAATCCAAATCCTATTATTGTAAGGTTCATAAATTTTTCCAGCATAGGTAGGCATAAAATAGTCCACCCAGCACTAAAGTTAATAACATTATTTCTGTGTCTGATATCATCATTCTGCTCTCCATCTATATACTTCTTCTATACAAAAGTTTCTTAAAAATTTACAACTATTTTTTGTTTTACAAACTCTTTCATGCTTACTGTTTTCCCAACACTCTGTTGTAATTGGATCTCCATACTTGGTTAGAAATCTATCCCAAGTATCTTCTACAGTCATCATTGCCGCTAATGGAAATAAAAACACAACTAATATTATCCATAAAAAAGCTACGCCAAAGCCTTGATTATGATATGGTTCATTACTCATTTATTTGACCTCTATATCTAAGAACTTACCTTGTTCGGCTTTAGCACGTTCTAATTGTTTTTGTTGGTTGTATGTTTGAAGCCTATCTAAAACGGCATAATATGCTTCTAACATACGTTTATCTAAATTTATTTTTTTATTATGATGCTCTTGTATTCTATTTTTATTAGCATAGTGTTCTTCAACACGTTCTTGTATTCTTTTTTGTGCCGCTACATACTGAGCATTTTGAATTGCTACATGATCTACTGAATCAATTTTCATTTTATCCACCATATTTTTTCTTTTTAATTTCGTCACGCATTTCCAACATGCGTTCTTTATACTCTTCATAAAGTTCAGGATCTGATTTACTACCCGTACCATCTACACCAAAATTACAACTTACTAATGCTAACATAATAAATCCGCATACCCAAGCAAAGCCTTTCATAAATTTAAAAAATATATCATATGCTTCTTCGGCTTGTTCCTGTGCTACTTTTTTTACATCACTCATGTTCTGTTACCTCTTAAAGCAAAAAATAATCCACCTACCCATAAAAATACATGTAGGTTATCATATAATATTACGTCCATGAAACTTTCAGGTTCACCGATCCAAATTACTCCGGTCATGATACAACAGATAGTAATGCCACTAAACCTTGTAACAGTATCTCCTATCCAAGGGTATTGTTTTAACCATTTGTTGTTCAACATGCCTCCTGCTAATAAGCCGAGACCTCCACCTAGTTCACCATAAGCAACGAACCACCACACGAGATAAGGTAAACCAAAAGATTCAGCGGTTTCTATATCAACAGGTATTTTATCTAACCCCTGTTGTATAAAAACAATCGCTAAAGGTATTCTAAATAACCAATGGCTCAAACAAAACTCTGGCAATCGGCTACTAATTTTAGCAAATATATTCAATTTATTTCTTCTCCTTCTTCTTTGCTACCAGCTTAGGATGAGGAGTTCTATCGTTATAAATGTCCCCAGCCATAGCTTGAATTTGTTCAACCAAGTGCGTAACAAGGTCGACATTATATTCTTTTGTGTGACTTTTATATTTTTCTCTGTGTGCTTGTACAGCCAAACCATGCATAGCACTTACTTTGTCCATTAGTTGTTGTATAGTGTGTATCATTTTAGTCTCCAAAATCAAAAAGTGTATTGAATGTATTATTTTGTTTTGTATTTTCTAAATCATAATTCAAAACACCTATTAAGTTTCCTAGTTTGTTATCAATTATTGTTTCCTCCATCGCATCATTATCAAATGGAAGTTCTTTAAACCATTCTGGAATATGAAGTTCATCTGTTGGATAAGCAACGGAGGTATATCCTAGTGGATTTTGTTTAAGTTTACAAACAATTACTTTCATTCCATCTACGATTTCCTGTGAATACTTGTCTCCATTCATACGTTTTAGTGTGTTCCAGTTGATACTTGCTCTCACATGTCCAGGCATATTTGCTTTGCCTTGCTTTTGTTCTAGTCTTTGATAGTGTCCTATCTTATTTGCTCTCTTTGGAGAACCTTTTTCGTATCCTGGACGCTCTTTAAATTCTCTTCTGAACTCTGTGATTCTATCAAGTATTTCTTTTTCAGGTTTGTCTGTAAGAACCATTAACAAAAGTTCACTAAGAAACTCCTGCATGAATACTGGAGTATCAGATCTACGCAAGTCCAAGCCCATTGCTTTTACTTTACCAGGCTTGCCTTCTGTATCTGTTCTAAATCCTTCTAAGTCATATACAAGAGCGGCATATCTTTTCTTTGTAATGTATAAGCCACTTTCTGCTACAATTTCTCTACCTGCCGCAATTACCTCTGCTCTACTCTTAGGACAATGAAATGCTTCTGCCATAAACTTATCAAACGTAGAATTAGCCGCTTCAGCAACCTGATCATACAATGTTATTACATTTTCTTTGCTCCAAGGAATCTTACCAGCATCTATATCTTTTTTAAGTATAGGAAAAGCACTGAAATACACAGAATCTGTATCACCATATATAACCGCATCACCTACATGGTCATACGTTCCTGTAATTACCTTGTTAACTTCTGCTGACATGTGTTTTACAATAGTTCTACCACTCAGTGTTGTGCTTTGTCCAATACGTTTATCAAAGAACCTACAACCTGGATTAAGAATAGCACCATATAAACTATTTAGGTTAATCTTCTTAACAAGTTGTCTTTTATCCCAATATTCTATTTCAATCTTGTTGTTGGCATCTTTCGCTTTTTTCAACTGTCCTTGTAATTCTTTTCTTTCCTGATACCAACGTTTCAGCAATCCTGGAATCACACCTTCGTGTTCAGTTGTAAAAATCGTTCCATTAGAAGAAAGCATCCAAGGTTTGTTGCTTTCAAAGATCATTTTGTATATTTCAGCACCACTTAATACATCTTCTTGGCCATTTTCCCAGTCCACAGTAATAGCAACATCTCTTTTCTGTTCCATAACTGCTTCATATTCTAGTGTTCCGAACTTACCTTCCCAAGCACCAGCAAACGATTTCTTTTGTAAGTTCATAGCTTCGTTCAGATATTCATCAGTAAGAGTCGGGCGTAGTTGACCAACAATGGTTGCTGGATCCATATTCAAAGCTCTAATTACCGAAGGATACAGTGAATTCAAGTCCATAGAGCCTATCCATTTATGAAGTCCTTTTTTAGGAAAGGCAACATAAGCACCAGCGGCAGTTGTTGCTTCTGGATCACGTTTAGGCCTATTAGGCACTCGCATACCACGTCTGTGTGCTTCGTTTACAATAGCTTGTTCTGTAACTGCGACAGCACCCATAGTGGTCTGTAGCAAAACAGTATTCGCGTGTGCTAACTCGTTACTAAGATCTATAAATCTTAGTTTTTTGTCCAGCTTGTCCAGTAGTGCAACGTCTTGTCTGTTGTACTCAATGAATGTTCTGAAGTCATTGTTATAAAGTTGATCGAGCGTACCTTCATACACAGTTTTCTTTTCGCCAACTTCAAGTTCACCAATGGCATCAAGCCTGTAAGTGTGTCTTTCTTCATATGTGTATTTACGATAAAGTTCTAAACTATCTAAATGTACTCTACCTATGAAGTCATAGGTTTCTGCTGATTTACCATACTTTTCAAATTCACGTTTCTTAGGAAGTTGTTTCCATAAACAAAAACGTCTAGTATCATCTTTACTGAGTACTCTACTAACTCTATTTACCGTATATGGAATATCATAACCTTCACTATTCCAACCAGATAATATATCACTGTCTTGAATAAGATCAAGAAATGCTTGAAGCATGTCTGCTTCTTTTTCAAATAAAACACACTCTTCGCCCCATTCTTTACATTGATCTTTTGCTTGATCCATTGTTAGTGTTTTAGGAGGAACTGCAAGTGTTATTAGTGCATCTAACCATTGTAAATGAACTGTGATTGCAGTAATAGGCATAAACGGATCACTAGGATCAGCAAATCCTCTATCAGGATCAAAATCAGTTTCAATATCAAAAAATGCAATGTTTAGTTTAGGAGCATCTTGATTTAGATAATTTTCACTTAGACATTGGAATATTGGATTGATATCACTTTCAAAAAGTTTTCTTTTGCTATTGATAGCTAGTTCCTTACGGAAATCTTTTGTGCTTTTGCTTACAATTCTACTGATCGGATCGCCATAAATGCTTTTATGTTTGCCTCTTGGATCATCATAGTAAAACGTATATTTGACTGGATATTCTGTGTATTGTCTTTTTCCATCATTTCTTTCAACAACTCTAATGATATCTGAATCTCTATCAAAATATGCGTCTACGTAACTCATTTATTTTCCTCATATACAATATCGTTTATGTTTCCTGCCAATACATACCTTTTGCTATTTGCCGGATATACTTTATGATGTATAAACGACGGAAACATCACTAACATTTTATTATACACTGGTAAGTGTAATTCGTCAACATTATTAATTTCTTGTTTTTGGTTTAAGCCTCTTTGAACAAATGTAAGTGGGCTAGGATCCTCTTCACATTTCAAATAATATACCCAACTATATCGTGATAATAATCCATGTTCATGTTGTTGACTTACATGTCCAGGCACATATTCTTGAAACCAAACATTAGCATCAATGTGTAAGTTTTTGGGATCTATATATTCTTGGCCAGTTAGGAATGCAGGGCCTCTAGGTTCGCATACATTTAAACAATACCAGGAATGTATTTGGTCAAGTAAATCTCCAATTATATCCTGATGCTCTACATGAGTATACCAATTTGTTTTCCAAGTTTGATTTGGATCGATATCTGTTTGTTCTGCTTTTATACTGAGGAAATAGTCGATAATTTTATTATCTTCGGCTGTAGTTCTTTGTAATTGTCCATGCTTAACCTGAGCTGGATGCGATATATAGAATGTACTACAACTAAACTTCATTTCTTCTCCACGTTGCTTATGGCCAACGGAACCTTTCTGCATACCCGCCAATTGGCTTAGGGCGTATTACTATTTTTTTTACTTGTCTTTACCTACGGTAGCAACAAGTGTTTCAAGATCTTCAAACTCATCAGCAACTTTATGCCAGTCGCCTTTGTGTGCAACTCTGATTGCTTTATTGATAATGCCTGTCTTAACATTAAGTTCTTCTGCAACTGCTTTTACAGTTTCTTTCAAACCTTCTTGAAGGTCTTGTACTTCTTGTAATACTTGTGCGCCTTCGTTAACTAGCCTCTCTAACTTTGCCTTTTCATCTTGTCCGTAAACTCGATCACTCATAATATTCTCCTAAGTTTCCCTATATTATACTTTATTTTGCCTTGTTTGTCAAGTGTTTATTTTCCATTATTTGGAAAATGTTCCATCAATGTGTTTGTTGATTGGAGCCAAAATCTCATATCCTTGTATTTGTGATTTATATTCATGATGGTCTCCAATGTACAAGTATTTATACCCCATGGTCTTTAGCCATGCTGGAACGTGGTGACTAAATCGCCATCCAATACGTTTGGAAGGATCTTCATAATTCCATGCAAATTGGATACTCATTCCAATTTTATCATTTGGATACAATAATGTTTGTTCCCAAGCAACCAATTTGTTGTTTTCATACAAGCAGTTCCATTCATAAAGATTAATATCGTCCTGATATAATGGATGTACACTTGCAAAATCTTTGTATAAGCAGTATGCTCTAAAAACTTCTGTTGCTTCTTCCAAAGTTGGTTTTTTATTGATTATTTCTTTGTCTAATTTGTATTCTATTTTTGATAAATCTACTCTACCGTACATAATAACCTAACCTCCTTTCATGAAAATAAGGTTCGATGTCATCATACCAGTCTTCAAATGGATTGTCTATCCAAACATAGCCTTGTTCTACAAGTGAATTTTTGTAATTTTCGGTTGTATCCTGCCAAATAGGAATATATTCTTTCCATTTATCATCAGTAGTGCCATCTGGATTACCACTAGGACGGAAATGTACCTCAATAGGATTATTATTCTTGTATTCTACGTTTATAATCGGCACATCAATTTCTGCTAATTGTTTTGGTAGCTTAGGTGCAGTATCTAATTTAATCCATCTTGTAAATTTGACTACGTTTGATTTATCATTCCATCCTTGCCAATTATGTAAAAGGGTCCATTCGTTATTCTTTTTATAATATGTTGCTGAATAATGATTGCCTTCGAAGTACTCACACCAAAAATATCCTGGAGGTACACTTGAAATATCACCCTTTTCTAAAATTTTGATTGTTGTGCATATACCCATTCCACCTAAGTTGTAAATGGGTCTTATTACATATTCTTTTGTTTCAGGAATCTCTGTTGCACCCGGACCACATTGGTATCCCATTGTTTCTGCCAGGTATAATTTATTCCACCACTTATGTAAGTGCGGGAGTTTTCTGTAAAGTTCTCTTTCTTCAAGATCATAAAGTCGATAATCTTCTATAAATCTTTTTCCTCTTTTGTCTTGTATTGCCATTCGTCTGTATGTCCTACTGACCACTTTGGTGTATTTTCTACTGTGTAATTTTGTGTACACACTTTGAAGTCTGGTTGTTTCCTATCTCCTAAAACTAGGCTTTGATCTGTAAAAATAATTCTGTTGTTTGGTTGTGCCGCGAATTGTCCGTTGTCTAACTTAATTATGTTGAATGACTTATGCTCTGGGTCGTGTTCTGAAAAGTTTGTGTCTATAACATTTCTTTCTCTATGAGCATTATCTATTGTAAACAAATATTCTCCTTTGTGCATTTGCTTATCCTTGCCAAAGAATTGACAGTCTGACAACATAGACTTTTTAATTATTGTTATGTCGTAATCAAAACAATCCCAAATTTGTAATACATCCAACGGTAACTGATTATCTTTGTCGTAATCTTCTTTCCATACAAATGCTGATATAGGAAGTTTATCAAACAATGCACCATAATCTGTCAACAGCGTTTCAAAATAAAGTGCTTTGCCCATAACACTTTTTGCTGTTATCCACACACCAGGTGTTAGTTCGCCATGACCTTTTTCTAGATCATATAGATACTCTTTTTTTACATAAACGGGTATGATTGGGGTATTGCAAACTAAGAATGACATATCAACTGTATTTAGCTGATATTATTTCTTCTTTTTACGTCCAGCACAATGAGCTTTTTGACTAAAACCTTTAGGGTTAGAACAATTGATACTTTTTTTATATTTCGAGCTCCATTTTTCACGAAGCGGAATGTTAATTATTTGCAATGTTCGCATTTACAACCTGTACAAATATCGTTGACACATTCAGGACACTCTTTGTCGCAATGACAATTATGTCCACATTTTTCACACTTACATTCCATAGTATTCTCCTAAGTTTTTACGTTCTTAGCCTTACCACGTCT